CCGTACCCATAGGAACCAAATCCGGGGATATACGTGTATTGCACAAAGTGCTGGTTAGGCTGCTTGAACGGATCACTTTCGTCGTAGTTACGACGGATAGACAGCACCTCTTGCGTACCTTTCTCAATAGTGACGATATACGGCAGGGCAATTCCTGTCTCTTCTCCNGTATCTGAATCAGTATCTTCGTATCCTTCAAGGTCAAGCTCGGTGTGAATCTCCAGTATCCGGTATCTATCGTCCTTGATAGCGCTGAACCCATCTGCCTCATCTTTGCGTTTCTGGATGTCGTCGAATTCTTTGTTGGCTTCGCCAAGCTCCACATCCCTATAAAAGCCTGCGTACTGCAGTTTCTTAACTTCGTTCTTNGTCTTACGCATAACGTGCGTAATACGTGGCGCGGTACGCGCATCACTCGCCCCATAGGGGATATACAAGTCTTCTGCAGGGACAAACATCGACACCTGACGATTCATCGTCGGGTCAAAATAAACCTTCTTAAACGCGGCACCCGCCAGCGCCAAAGACCACAACATTTTTTCGTGTTCAGGACGGAATTCCTGCATCTTTTCCGTCAGCTGGTAATTCATGTCATCTACAACACGGGCGGCAGCTTCTTGGGTCTCCCGATCATCTTTGCCAATAACTTTAGCCCTAACGGGTCCCTGTGCCGGAAACGTCTCTGCAATCATTTCTGACTGGAATCTGATAGCAGCCTCCGTCAACATCGGGTGATACACACCACAAGCCCCTTCCCACGGTTCGCTACGATCTTCGATCTTCAACCCCAACAAATCCAAACCATCTACATAGGTCTGNTCCCACTCTTTGCGGGCGTTGCGGTCATTCTCAAACTCTTCCAGCAAATCAGAAGCCANACTCTGNAATGTAGAGTCGTCNATATATTCTGCAAGGTTGGCATCGAATGAGGGTTCTTCCTCAATCTCTACTTCAATNTCAAAAATATCTTCACCGTCTTCAGGCCCAATGTTGACCTCAATCGGCTGGTCGTCCTGTTCCGTTAAGAACGGACTTTGTGGGAGCATGGCTTTGTCAATGCTGGAAGGTGCTGTCATGGTATTACCTTAAAGAATGTCAATCAGTTTTTCGAGATAATGCAGCGCCTTCTGGTAGTCTTCCTTTGCCGGACCTTTGCTGCCTGCACGCATTATATACTTCAATGCGTTACCTCGATAGAAGCCCTTAGCTTGGGTATGGTCAAACACCGAGTCAATCACATCCCATGGCTGCACCCTCATATCAACGTAGTGTGTCCCTGCAATTTGGTACGCCTCTGGCGGAGTCGGCTCTGGTTCTTGTTGGCGCATATTTTCTGCGCCTAGCTCTTCTCTAAATTTGGCGTCTTCTACGGGATCTGCGTACCAGCGGCTGTAGTCTTTATCTGGCATTGCTTCTTTCCTCTTAAACAGTGCTTCAAACTCTTCAGCTGTCACGATAGGCTCCCTTAAGTGTATATACAGTGGTTTCATCAATAATAGGCCGCTTTCCTTGCTCNATAGTANGAGTAGTCTTCGTCTTTCTCGTCTTGTTTAGTTCCAATAAATCCCCCAGACCTAAAACGAGACAAAGCCAAGCTAACACANTCCACAAAGTCATCATGCCGACCAGCAGGGAATGCAGCNACTTCATCAATCAACTCCTCCGCCCAACGAGTTCCGGGTGCCCACACTCTACCAGAAGCAAAAATATCAGCAACCGCGTTCAATCGAGTGATCTTATCGTTGCCTTTTGATGGCGTAAACTCTTGTACGGGAATACCCATACGCCGCATTTCGTAAATCAGGGGTGCCCCTGAAGCCTTCTTTTCAATAATGATACTGTCAGGTTCCCACTCTTTGTAAAACTCCACCACCCGCTTTTTAAGGTCTGGGAACTCCAGCCGCTCTCGCCACGCTTCTAGCAAAATCAAATGCGCTTGGTCATCTTCAGGGTTAGTCCATATCCCAAACACAACAATAGCACTATAGTCGGCGGACTTCTTTTTCTCAAACGCGGTGTCCAATGTCATCAAAACAAAGTCAACGGCAGGGGGTTTTTTCTCTGTCCACTCTTGCCACCATTCGCGCTTNATAATGGCATTGGCTTCTGCNGTNGGTTGNTGCTGATACTGCGCTTGCCATTTAGATGGTGGTATTTCGGCTTTTACCGCTTGTAACTCTTCAATACTCCAGAACTCAGGCCAAAGCGGTTTGCCNCTAGGTAAAATAGCTGGAAANTCAATAACTTCCCATTTGTCGCCGTTGTTTGTGGCGCTATGCTCAAGAATTTGTCCTGTCAGGTCCCTCATGGACCATCTTGTGTTGTGGCTTACCACGCCATTGGCTATAAAGTTCTCCGTGCGTTCGATCTCAACATCAAAAACTTCCGCTTCCCCGTCAGATGTTATCGTCAGAATTGGGTCTGTCGTAAAGTCTGAGATACGCTGCAGCTCGTTCAAGTACATCTGGCGTCTTCCCGTAACCGACTGCAAGGTTGCAATCGTTGCACAGCAGGCCTCGAACTCTTCCAGTGTCATGGTTATGGTCGATGCAGAGCTTTCCGTTCCAATGCGCCCTTGTATTTTGCTTAGTAGGCTCTTGCCCGCACACATCACATCGGTTGCCACGCTCTTCAACCATAGCATCATACTGTTCGGCGGTAATTCCGTAGCGAGATTTGATACGCGCCGCTCTACGCGACTCCGCTGTTCCTCTTCCGTTGCCTTCAGCCCAGTATTTTTTAGCGTAGTGGTTTTGGCAGAGTCCTCCACAGTGAACAGCTTTTTTGCAGCCTTCCTCAGCGCACAATTTGCCCTTGTGCTTTCCGTGGTATCCGATCTCTCGTCGCGGCGCGGTTGGATTTTTTCTGTGATAGCTCTCTTTTGACTGGCAGGCTTGGCACATTCCGGGTTTTGTTTTTGATCGTGCGGGTCTATCGCATCCTTCAACGATACAAGTTGATCCCCCGGTCTCAAGTCTCTTAATCTGGTCCATTCCAACACTCCATAGTTCATTACAAGAAACGGATGTCTCTCGTTTGCTCGGAGTATTCTACCAGATTGTGTTTGTATTTTGTATATGGAATCAACACCATTTGACTTATGTTGATTAACTTTAGCGGTGGTCAGCTTTCCATCTTCAAACGTAGCTACCTCATCACCGGGACGCAGGTCTCGCAGGGGCTTTTCTACCCCATCGGCCATCAAAACGAGGGTATCCCCCGTCATGCACATTACGATAATTATGGCACCGCCCGGTTGTAAACGCTGCCGGGGACCGGATGTGTACCACGAAAATACTTTGTCATAGACTTCGGGGTTGAATTGTGCAAGTACTGCTTCTCCTTCTGAATGGGGATCATCAATGATAAGAAGGTCAGCACCACGACCAGTAACGGTACCGCCAACACCCGAAGCAAAATACTCTCCATTAAAGTTCGTGTTCCAGCGTCCTGCAGCTTTCGAGTCAGTTCTGAGTTCAAGTTCTGGAAAAATTCTTTTATATTCATCACTATCTACCAAGTTACGCACCTTACGGCCAAAACCTTCAGCCAATTCAGCGGTGTTAGAAATCTGCATAATTTTTTTCTTGGGGTATTGCCCAAGGAACCATGCGGGGAGTAGATATGATGCAAATTCTGACTTGGTATGTCGAGGCCCCAAATTGATAATAATCCGTTTCTTCTCACCTTTGGCGACTGCCTCGAATAGCTTCGCTATCTTCCTGTGATGTGCCCCCGAAATGAAGTCAGGCCATACAGAATTGGTGAAAGCAATGAAGTCTCTACGGGACAATTCCCGCTCCTTGCGCAAGGCAAGTTCACCCATTAACTCAGTAAGCCGTTTCTTTTCCTCTGCAGAAGCTACGCTAAGGACTCTCTCGTACTCTTCAGGCGATATTTCTATGTCTAGCATTAGGTACGTACCGCCTCGCCCTCAATCACGCGCTCTTGAGTCTTAGAAAGCAGCTGCTGAAACATATTGCGTAGATCCTTTTTCAACTCTTCGTCGGTGACATTGGTCACGCTGATTTCTTTTCTTTCTACCATCATGTTGGCCGCACATGATTTGGCGATGGAGTCTAGCGCAGCTTTAGCTACTTTTGGGTCCGCGTCGTTTGCTTGTTGGTACCACTTTGTGAGTACAAAATTTCGCCATTGGCTTTCGGTTACTGGCATGTCAAAGGCATACTCAGAAAAGGCTTTGCGTAGATATCTTTCAGCAGCGATGCTGGGTGCGGGGGTTGATTTAGTCCCTTCTTCTACGGTTTTATGTATCCACGCATGATCTTCAAGCGTTAGCGGCGTTTCTTCGTCTTCGGGGATATTGAAATTTTGNAACGCGGGTGATGAGAGCACAGCAGCCGCATGTGCGGCAGGCACTTTGCCAAGAGGAAGTACAAAGTCTTCGGGGATATCTTTCATTTTTTGCAGAGTATGGAGGCTCAGATTGGGCAAGGCTAGTACGGATTTAAAGGG